ACATATATTATATTGATTTAATAAATCTATTTTTATAAATGAAAAATATTGATTTATAAAATAATATTTTTTTTTATTATCTAATAAATTTAATAATGATATAACTATTTTTGGTATTGTAGGCATTTTATATAATTTTAAATATAATTTATTTTTAAATATATAAAAAATATAAAGGAGTATCAATTCAAATATTTCAACCAAGATCAATAAGTGAAAATAACATTACTTATAATGAAGGAGTTAAATCTCTAACAAAATAATAAATAATTTAAAAATTAAAAATATTGATTAGTAAATGGTAAATATTAATATACTATATGTTTTTATAATAATAATAATAATAATAATAATAATTTTTAGGAAGATAAGATATAAAAAATTAGACGATGATGATATAGGTCATCGTACTGTTTTTATGAAGATAAGATATAAAAATTTAGACGATGATGTTATAGGTTCTCTTACTGTTTTTAAAATATTCTACCAACACGATTTAACAACATATTCTACAATAAATGTGGAACAAAGACACGATAAAACAAAAAAAGCAGTAAATCTATTTACTACAAAATACCCTTGTGATAAAAATACAAAATTTATTCATGTTATTGAATTTGATACATTTAATAAACCATTATATTATGATGTAGTTGAACATAAAACTATTAGTAAAAAATCAAAGACAACATACAAAAATTATCCTATTGAAAGATTTTACTATTATTATCCACAACTATCTCAAAATTATTTAGTTCATCTTATTAAAGATCAAAAAGTATATATTAAATACTTTAATAATATATATGATGCATACCTATTAATGAAATATGAATTTTATAAGTTTTGTAATAGAGATGGTGGAAGTATGGTAGAACATTACATTACATTTCAACACGAAGTCGCATTTGGTGGTATTGATACCAAAATGATTGAAAATACAGATGATACTTTTTATTCACAAAATCCAATAAAAAGTAAAGAAGCTATCACACAACTATTTATAAACGAACATTTATCAGAGGATTTAACATTTAATCTAACGGATAGTTTAGAACCAGATGAGTTCTACTTTGATATTAAATTAATTCATAATAATAAAATAAAAGATACTTGTATTATATGTGGACATAATGAAGTTGCTGGTTATAATTATGCAATTGTGTATAATTCAAATTATGTCCCTTCTCAGAATGGTAAATTTTATGGTTATTGTAATATTTACTATACACAAACAGGTAATTACTGTTATTGTAAAAAACATTACCCATTTCCAAATGTTTTAGATGATTAATGATGTTTTTTAATTATATCCTATATTATTTTATATATAAAATGATAAATATAAAATTAATACAACTATGAATGAACATATTTATTCTAATAAAATAGAAGATAAATATGTTATATCTGAACATTCAGAATTATCAGAAATTATTAATTTATATGAAGAAAGAAAGTTTGATAAATTATACACAATTGTTTCTGATGATAAATATACCAGATATCATGAATCAGTACGATCAAATGAATTTAAAGTTCTTTGTTATCATGGCTATATAGATATAGCAAAATATTATTTAGAACACTGTGAATTATTTAATTCTATTATAGAATAAGATGAGGAATGGTCGTATGTAGATATTTTTGTTGATATTAGTTTTAATAATCAATTAGAAATAGCTAAATGGTTAAAATCGATAAATAATGATGTAGATACTTGTTTAGATGATGAAAAACCATTTAGAATTTGTTGTAGTAAGGGATATTTAGAATATGCCAAATGGTTATTAGAAATACGATCAGGATTAGATATTTATTATAATAATTTTGAAGCATTCATGGTAGCTTGTAATAATAATCATTTAGATGTTGCAAAGTGGTTATTGGAGTTATATTATATACACATAGAATATATAGAATTTGATTTTAACGAATATCTTAAACGAATACTACATTCAAGTATTTTAAGTAATTCTATTAATATAGTAATTTGGCTAGTAGATAATTTTGAATTTAAATTATTTTTTATATTTAATAATAATCATACAAGTATAAATAATTTTTCAGAATTATGTAAAAAAATATGTGAAAATAATTTTTTAGATATGTTAAAATTAATATTAGATGTATTATATGATAAACTAGTAAAAGATAAACCTGACAAAGATGAATATGATAAACTTATATCTGAATTATTTTGTATTTCAGTAAAAAAACAATATGTTAATATTGCTGAATGGTTTTATAAAAAAGATTCTAATATTATTACTAATTTACATTCTAATATATGTAATACCTATAATTATTCATATTTTGTTTCATTGTTTGATATAAAAGGTTCTATAAAAATGGTTACATGGTTTTTAAATAAAAATTCAGAAATATCAAAAGAGGAACTTAACTATGCTTTTACTATAGCTTGTTATAATTATGAACTAGAAAAAGCTAAAATATTAATTAATAAATATCAAGATATTATAGTAGATTATGATATTATATTTACTAAAGATATTAATTTAATTAATTATTCTGATACAATTAATTTAAATATAGAATTTTGTGAATGGTTTATTAGTATTAAACCTAAAAATTTTATAAAAAATACTCTTAGAAAAGATTTTGTATGGATATGTAAAGAAAATAATTTTACATATGCTAAATGGATTTTATCTCAACTTGAAGAAAAAAAGAAAACAAATAAGTTATATCAAATAGCATTTTATGAAAGTTGTAAAAATAATAAACTAGAAATGATTAAATGGTTATATGATTTAAATTCCAATATTACTATTAAACATCAAAATATATTTAATAATAATGTATATAAACCGATTAAATACTTTTTAAGAGATTTTCCAAATCATAAAGCTCTTAAATTTTTATATAAAATTGACAATAACTATTTTATAAATCATATTAATAAAAATAATATATTTATTAATAATATTAAAACGTTAGATTTGGATATATTAATATAGATGTATGATGAAATACAAAATTATAAACCTATTAAAATGAATAATACAATATTTAACATAAATAAAGATAAATCAATTTCATTAAAAAAATTAAAATGGTTACAATCTAAAAATAAAGATATTTTCAAATGTGATACTATTTTTAGCACAGCTTGTTATATGACTAATGTAGAATTTGTTAAATGGTTTATTGAAAATAGATTTAATGATACAAAAGTATTAGACTTTTTAATGGAAAAAAATATTAAATTTGAAAATAAATATAAATATGATTTTTTGGATTATATAAAAAATAAATAAAATTGGGGCATTGAAAATGTAATTAAATATTTTATTAATAATATTGAAGATTTTGATATAACTGAAGATAATAATAAATTATTTAGAAGATTGGTTAAATATGATACATTAGAAACAATTAAATATGTATATAATTTAATTCCAGATCTTGATATTACTATGAATGACCATAAATTATTTAAATATCTTATTAATAATTTAAAATATTCTTATTATAATATTGCTGGATGGTTTATAGAATTAAGACCAGATAAATATATGGTTGAAGAGGTTGATATAATTACAAAAAATTTTATAATAATAAAAAAAAAATTATGAAAAGTTAGATAAATGTTCAATATGTTATACAAATGAATGTAATCATAGTTTTTGTTTTATACAATCAAGCAATTATTCACGACTTAGGTTTTGTATTTGTTGATCACTCTTCGTATAAGCCTAATGTATCTTATTTTGACACTCAAGTACAAAAGTCAGAAAAGAACCATTGGATGGAAAATTACATACAGTCGTAATCGTTTCTATCATGAAGATAGATAATTTTGTAATTATTGGTTTCATTTCTTTTGTTATACTTGGGTTATTAAATAAATTAGGTATATTAAGTAAAATAATATTTAACATATATAAATATATATAGATATATTTTATTTATAATGATATGAATTATTTATTAGATTATAATAATATAAAAGCCGAACAACCTAAATATAGTTCTATATCCTTGTGGGAACATCAAAAAATTTTATTAAAAAAATGTGAAGAATTAGAAAAGCGACAAAATAAATTATATGCTTTAACTGATAATCCAGGAACGGGTAAAACATATGTTATATTAAGTTTAATATCAAATTGTATAAATCAAGATACAGTATTATTAGGAAATACTTGTAAATCAATAAATATAATAATTGTAACTGAAAATATATATAAACAATGGTATGAAAGTATAGATAAATTTACAAATATAAAATATAAAAAATTTATAAATTATAGTGATATAAGTAGTTTATATTTTGATAATAAAATCATAGAAGATCAAAATATTCTTTTAACTACACCAATGTATTATAAATTAATATCAGATATTGTAATAGATCAAAAGATGAATATTAAAAGAATTATAATAGATGAAATAAATAATGTTAGTAATTATATACAAAATGATATAATAGCTGATAATATTTGGTTAATATCTGGAACATTTGATATAAAAAAAATAGGATATTTTACAGATAGTAATATTTATCAGATTAAATGTAAAGATGAATTATATGAAGTAGTTAATAATTTAGAAGAACCTGATATTAAATATATTATTTGTGAAAATAAAGAATTAGAATTAATATCAGATTTATTTAATACAAAAGAATTAGCAGAGATAAATGGATTAGGTTTTACATCAAAATATGATAATATGATATTATATTTAAATAATAAATTAAAAGAAGAAATTAAAAATTATGATGATGAAATAAAAGAAATTAAAAATACTATGATGAAGATAAATAACAATGATTATATTATTAATGAATTAATAAAAAAAAAAGAAATATTAGAAAAGAAATATAATATTTCTAATAAAAAATTAGAAATATTAAAACAACGTATAAAAAAAACTAACTCATGTATTATTTGTTTTGATGATATTGAAATTAAAAATATATATACAATAAATTGTTGTTTTAATATTTATTGTAAGAATTGTATTAATAGAATTGTATTAGAATCTAATAAATGTGCTTATTGTAGAACTAAAATAACTGATTTTTTTAATATTTTTAAAATGTTAACAAAATCAAATAATATGTTAACAAATCCAAATAAGATATTAACAAAATCTAATAATAATTTACATAATCTAATAAATAAATTAATGCAGGTAGAAAAATTAAAAAATAAAGATGGTGATTGTAAACAAATATTAAAAAAGAATATTGAAGCACTACCGAATGTAATATTAACAAATAAAGAAAAATTAAATTTTATTAAAACATATTTAGATCAAGATTTAACTGATAAATCTATTATTATTTTTTCAAATTATTCTAAGATATTTGATGAAATTCAAAAATATTTAGATAGTAAAAAAATTACAAATACAACATTAGATGGAGGAAATCTAAAAGAAATAGAAAAACAACTATATAATTTTAAAAATAAGAAAGCAACTATATTAATGGCTAATGGGATGATGCATGGATATGGAATTAATTTAGAACATACAACTGATATTATTTTAGTTCATAATTATAATAACGATAAGGATAAATTATTAGAACAACAAATTATAAGTCGTGCTCAACGTCCAGGTAGAAAAAATAAATTATATATTAGAAAATTATGTTACATAAATGAATATAGTATATACTAATCAATTTTAAATTAATATGAATTATAACTTAAAAATTCATATAATAAATATATATATAAATATGATATCAAAAGAAAGAAAAGCTAAATTTTTAAAAAGTAAAAAAATATATAAAAAAAGAAATTTAAGATTTTCAAATAATGTTAAAAAAGAATGTAATTACGATAGAAAATTTATAGAAATTGATAATGAAAGAAGTAAAAAGGCAACTCCAAAAATTTTAGATAAATTAATAAGAGATAAAATACATGTTCAAATATATTTAAAAAAAATTTAAATGATGTTATTAAAAAAATTATATTAGATAATAATTTAGATAATCTTAATAATAATTATTTATTATATAAAGATCATAATTTAGTAAAATCCTATTATGAATTGTATAAAAAAATATATGAATTATCAAAAAAATATATTATACACGATAATTTTTATATAGGACAAGTAGTAGAAATATCTGATTCAATATTTTTTGATATAGAATTCCCAGATAAAATTGAAAATGAATCTTGGGAAATAAAAAGACAAAATCGTTTTGATTTAATAGGAGAACCTTTTTTATCTGATTTATAATATATATAAATGGAAATTAAAAATTTTATTAATGAAGTTGGAAATAAAATTCAGATAAAAATAAAGAATAAAAGAATAACTGCTAAAAATAATAAAACAAAAAAATATAAAGGAGTATCAATTCAAATAATTGGACCAACATCTATGAGTGAAAATAACATTAATTATAATGAAGCAGTTGAATTACATAAAGCTCTAAAAAAATTTTTAAAAAAATAATTTAAAAATTGAATGTTATTATATTTAAATATTTAAATATAATAATTTTATAGATAACATGACAGATTTTTTACATCAAATAGATAATTTATTTACAGAAGAAGAATGTAATAAATTTATAAATAAATTTATGGATGAATATAATAATAAAAATATAGATGAGATTAGAGATAAAGATAGGGTATATGATAGATATATATTTTATGATGAAGAATTAGCAAAACAATTGTTTGAAAAAATTAAATCATATATACCAAAGAAGCTAAAAAAAAAATATAAAAGAATTAAATTAAATTCTTGTTTCAGAATGTCAAGATATCATAAAAATATGAAATTTGGTATTCATAAAGATGGTATGAATAGAGATAAAGAAAATAATATTAGTTATGCTACATTAAATATTTTTATGAATAAAGGTTTTAATGGTGGTAAAACTATTTTTTATGAAGATAAATTTGGTAAAACTATTAATTTAAGTGTTGAACCAGAACCAGGTCGTGGAGCATTTTTCTATTCACAACAATACCATTGTGGAGAAGAATTATATGATTTATGTAATACTAATGGAAAATTTTTATTAAGAACAGATCTAATGGTTGGTAATTAAATAAAAGATTTTATTGTATGTAATTAAATATTATCTTTATTAATATTATTAACATATTTAATATTCTAAATTAATATCATAATTATAATTCTTTAGATAATATTTAACTCTTTTTGGATGAAATACTTTTGACATTAATTCTTCTTCAATAATACTTGTTCTTTTTTTAAGGTAGTTATAATCTAATTCAAAAATATAAGAATTTTTAGATAATAAATCCCAAATTATTTTTTCTTTATTTTTCTTTATTATTTTTATAATTTCTTTATTTTTATTTTTATGAAAATTTTCCCAATGTATCTTATCTTGATTTTTTTCTAATAAATTAATAGCTTTTTTGTTTAATGATAATTTTCTCCAATTTATTTTATCTTGATTTTTTTCTAATAAATCAATAGCTTTTTCATTTGATGATAAATTTTCCCAATTTATCTTGTCTTTATTTTTTTCTAATAAATCAATCGCATTTTCATTTAATGATAAATTTTCCCAATTTATCTTGTCTTGATTTTTTTTTAATAAATCAATTGCATTTTTATTATATGATAAATTTTTCCAATTTATCTTATCTTGATTTTTTTCTAATAAATCAACAGCATTTTTATTAAATGATAATTTATTCCAGTCTATTTTATCTAAATTTTTTATTATTATATTAATAGCAGCACTATTTAAACTCAAAGAATCAAAATCTATTTTATCATAATGTTTTTCTATTAATTTAATAGCACATGGTTTTGATGAAATTATATTCCAATTTATATTATCAGGATATTTTTTCCATAATTCATAATAATTATTATTATATGATAGGATATTCCATTGTTTCATAGGAATAGATCTATTATAATATCTAATATCATTTTTTTTTGGACTAGGTGGATTATATGGATCCATTGACCAAAAATCCATAGTATCAATATATTTCATAATAATAGAACATGCACCATTATTTACTGTTAAGCATCTTGTATTAATTTGATAGTTATTATAATTAAATTTAGTGGGTTTAAATATATTCATATACATTTGAAGTAAATAAATAGCATTCGGATTTTTAGATAATCTATCCCAAATAATTTTATCATAATGATTTTCTAAATATCCAACGGCATTGGGATTTAAATTTAAGCAACCTAAATTTATTTTACTTTTATCAATCCAATTTAATAATTTATATAATGACATAATAATATAAATATAATAAAATATTTTTAAATATAAATAAATAAAATTATAAATAAATAAAATTATAAATAAATAAAATTATAAATAAATAAAATTATAAATAAATAAAATTATAAATAAATAAAATTATAAATAAATAAAATTATTATTAGTTTAAACTAATAATTCTATTTCTTCTACATTTTTCATTTCATTTTCATTAGATATTTTAAATATTTTTTCATTTAATAGATGTCGAATTGTAAACAATGATGTTATCTCTCCTGATAACATACTAATTAATGCTAAATCTATTTGTGTAATACTAATCATTAACATAATTAATTTTTTAAAACTTTCTATTAAATACATTGTATTTCCATATACTTGTAATTCATTTTTAGTGAATTCAGTTATAACTTTTTTATCTGGATTATAAATATTAAAACCTAAAATCGGATTAGCTATTTCTTGTATAGCTACTTCAATTATTTTAATTATAGCAATAAATATATTTATTGCGATATATCTAGTTTGAGTATTTATAGGTATAGATACTAATATTAAATCATCATGCCACCCTGCTCTAAAATATTTTGATTTACCATCATTTAATAATAAAACAAATATAATTATAATACATAATAGAAAAAAATTACTAATAATGCATATTTGAATTTTAGATTGAATTTTCATACTTTAAAACCTTTATTAATTTTTATATTTAATTATAATTCTAAATAATAATATTGATTTTCAATTTTATTAATTTTCAATATAATTATAAGCCAATATAAATTAAAAATTCATCTTTAATTATAATATCATTATTATAATCATAAAATAACATATATGATTATGTTTAATAGAATCGAAATTCCAAATAAATATATTAAAATGTAATTTATTTACCTCATAAAACATAATATTCATATTCTCCTTTATATTCATTTAATATGTTACTTCTCTATATTTAATAGTATTATAAAACATTTCTGGAAAATCTTTTAAATCAGAACATTGTTTTATAAATTCCGAATCTAATAATATTATTTATTTTTTTATTCATATTATTCATATATATATATATATATATATATATTAAAATTAAACAATAATATATATATATGTATATATATATGTATATATGGTTAACTTTTTTTATTTAGATAAAAATCCTAATAAATGTGCAAAATATTATTGTGATAAACATGTAAATAAAATAGCTATAGAAATTCTACAATTACAGTGTAATATAATTCATAATAATACAAATTTAAAACCACCTTATAAAAAATGTAAAAATATTAGTTTAGAATTAGCACCATATAAATGGGCTAATAAAAGTAAAAGTAATTATTTATATTTATTAAATTTAGCAGATAGTTTATTACAAGAATATAAATTTAGATATGATAAAGAAACACATAAATCAGAAATAGCATTAAATTGGTTAAAAAATAATATACCTAATCATTTTAAATTAAAAAATAGAACAAAGTTAATATATACAAAAAATATTAATTTATTTAATAAATATATTAAAGATGATATTAAATGTTCCAGATTTATATATGTAGTATATAAATGTAAAAAAGATAAATGGACTAAACGTGATAAACCAGAATGGATTTCTACTTATTATAAAATAGTAGAAAAAGAAAGATTAAAATATAAAGATAAATTATTAGAAAATGTAAAGATTAAATTACCAAAATATTATAAAAACAATAAAAATATTAAAGTTAAAATATTTCATTCTTATTTAAGAATGAAATCTTATTTAAGAATAATATATGATAATATGTTTGGTATGAAATGGCTTACATATATTAAACAATATAAAAATATATATGATGTTAAAATATCATTAATAGATCAATTGAGTTTTATACATTTAATGGAATGTTATAAAATATCTTTAAAATTATTTAATATAAATAAATTAAATAAATTAAATAATAATTCATTAAAGTTTAGAAATAAGTTAAAATAAGTTATATTAATAATTTATATTAATAATTTAAAAAAAGAAGAATATATTTTAACAATTTTTATACATAATCTTAAAAATATAAAATATATTAATAAATAATGATGTAATGTATCCAGGTATTAAAGGTAATATACTATTTTTTTCTTCAAATAATATTTCATATTTAATTTTATATGTATAAAATATTATTCCATAAATAATAATTAAATATAAATATAGATTATAGGTATTAAGTGTATTACAATAAAAAGTTTCATAAATAATATATGAAATTGTAGCTTTATTCATTAAATGAGTATTTTTTGTTGGATAAAAATTACTAAAATAACCAGTTATAAAAAGAAATAAATGTTTTATTGATTCTAAATAAAAACTAAAAATATAATTTAATATTGATAAACTAAAAGGAATATATAATAAATATTTCATTGTATATTTACTACTTCTATTTTCAATTGTTAATCTTGGCGGATATTGATTTGGTAATGTTTGTAATTCTTTAGACATTAAATTATATATATTATCTCTATATTTTTCAAAAGATTTATATTCTTCTTTATAATATTGAATTGGTAATATTTTTACATAAATATTTAATTCACCATCTAATATAGTTTTAAATAAGTGAGATAATAAACCTTCTTCACCCCAATTTAAATTTAAACAACTTGTTGGAATATATCTAATTACTATTGGTTGAATAGCTTCTTTTGGTATAAATGCTCCATTTTTAAAAGGTGCGATTACTCTATTATTTTCAATAATATCACATCTATCTGGAAAAATAATTAATTGATTCTTATTTTTTAAATGATTCTTTATTTTTTCAACTGTTCTATTATTTTTATCTCTACAGCATAATATTGTTTTAGATATTTTAATAGCAATAGATATAGGGAAAAAATTATATTTTTCTAATGTAATAAATGATATAAAATTATCATAAATGTATGTAATTATTATTGGATCATATAAATGAATATGATTGGATATTATTATTAGTGGTTTTTTTATTATATTATTTAATCCTTCTATATTGATTTTTAATCCTAATATATATATTATAAAATTTAAAAATAATTTATTAACTAATAAATAAATAAACTTTTTTTTTAAATTATCGGGGAAAAAATCAATTATAAATAATAATAATAATGTAACTAAAGCTGTTATAATAGTTAAAAATAATCTAAAAGGTGCTAATAAATAACCTGTAAATATATGATATTGATAATTTATTGAATCCATAATATTAAATATATTTTTTTTTTAAATATTTATATTGAAATATATATTTTTTTTTTTAATATTTAAAATATTATAGGTGATTACTTTTTATAAATATATTGTTATTATTATCTTAAAAAAATTGATAAATATAATATTTATAAAAATTATATAAATATCATATTTATAAATAAAAAATTATGACAACAATTAGAATTAACAATTCTGGACGTACTGAATACAAAGAATTTTATGAAAATACACAATTAAAAATTTACATTAAAAATAATTATGGTAAAAAATATGATTCAAGTGGATTTTTAGAATATGAAGGAGCATTAAAAAACTTACTTCCTCATGGTAAAGGTAAATTTTATTATAAATCAAATGGAATTATAAAATTTTTAATAAAAATTTTCACTACTGATTTAAATGCTAATGTAAATTTAACTAATAAATTAATATATGATGGAGATTTTAAATATGGCTTACAAGATGGATTTGGTAATTTTTATATAAATAGTAAACTCGTATATTCTGGTGAATTTAAAAATAATAATTTTAGCGGTAAAGGAATAATATATTATACTAACACACATATTATAGCATTTGAAGGAGAATTTTTAAATAATAATTTTCATGGTTATGGAAAATGTTATATGGAAGATGGAACTCTTTTATACGATGGTCATTATATTAATAATTCATATAATGGTTATGGTAAATTATACTATGATAATGAAAAATTAAAATATGAAGGAGAATTTTTAAATGGCAAGTGTCATGGTAAGGGTAAAGCATATTTAACAAATGGAAATCTTGTATATGAAGGAGAATATAAAGAAGATGATTTTTATGGTAAAGGTATCTATTACTATGAAAATGATTATGAAGTTGAAGAAACTCCAATTAAAAAATTTGAAGGTTGTTTTAAAAAAGGTATTCCACATGGTAAAGGT